GTTCAGAGGCATTGTCATTATTGATACTTGATGAGGCAGCGTTTATTGAAAAGATTGATAGTATATGGGCAGCTGCATCACAGACGTTATCTACAGGTGGACAATGTATAGCATTATCTACACCAAACGGTGTTGGTAATTGGTTTCACAAAACTTGGATGGATGCAGAAGATGGTTTAAATGATTTTAATTTTATTAAATTACATTGGACATTACATCCAGATAGAGATCAAGAGTGGAGAGATGAACAAGATAAATTATTAGGTCCATCTCTTGCAGCTCAAGAATGCGATTGCGATTTCATTACTTCAGGTCAAACTGTAGTAGATGGTATTATATTAGAAGAGTACAGAACAACACAAGTCAAAGAACCAATGGAAAGACGAGGTGTTGATAGTAATGTTTGGATATGGGAACCTCCAAATTATACAAAAGATTATATAATTAGTGCTGATGTTAGTAGAGGTGATAGCAGCGACTATTCAGCATTTCATATATTAGATGTTGAAAGTCTTGAACAAGTCGGTGAATACAAAGGTAGATTATCTACAAGAGATTATGGTAATCTATTAGTCAACATATCAATGGAATACAATAACGCATTATTAGTTATTGAAAATAACAACATTGGTTGGGCTACTATACAACAAGTAATAGACAGAGGATATGAAAACTTATTTTATATGAGTAAAGATTTAAAAGTTGTTGATGTACATAGACAAATTAACAACAAAATAAATAGAGCAGAAAAACAACTCGTTCCTGGATTTACTTTAACTTCCAAGACACGACCTTTAGTTGTGGCAAAGTTAGAAGAGTTTTTCAGAGAAAAATTAGTAAAGGTAAATTCACAACGATTAATTGATGAGTTGTTTGTATTTATATATAAAGGTGGTAGAGCTGAAGCTATGATTGGATATAACGATGACTTGGTAATGTCATACGCAATGGGTTTATGGATTAGAGAAACAGCTCTTAGATTAAGAAGTGAAGGTATAGAATTACAGAAAAAAGCTTTAACAAATATTACATCAAATCAAGGTGTTTATACACCTGACGATAATCAGAATGATTCTTGGTCTTGGGAAGTAAATAAAAAACAAGAATCACTAGACTGGTTATTAGGTTAAGAGAGGTTAAAAATGGCTGATACAAGTTTATTCAGTAGATTAAAACGACTATTTAGTACAAACGTGATAGTACGAAATGTAGGTGGTCGCCAACTACGAGTCTCAGATACAAGTAGGACTCAAGCTATAGCAAAATCAAATCTTGTTGATAGATATCAAAAGATTTATATGGGTGCAGGTTTGAGTGGGTATTCTGATTCGTTATTAACAAAATCAATGAGATTAAATCTGTTCAAAGATTATGAACAAATGGATAGTGATGCTATTATTGCTTCAGCTCTTGACATATATGCTGATGAGTCAACGATGAAATCAGAGTATGGTGATGTCTTGACAATCAAAACAGAAGATGATAATATTAAACAAATACTTCACAACTTATATTATGATATTGTAAATATTGAGTTCAATCTATGGCCTTGGATTCGTAATATGTGTAAATATGGTGATTTTTTCTTACAGTTAGATATTGATGAAAAATATGGTATTACTAATGTAGTTCCTCTTTCAGTATATGATACATCAAGAGTTGAAGGTTTAGATCCTGAGAATCCAGAATATGTTAAGTATTTGATTGAAGTAACTACAGACCAACACAGATATAAAGCTCAAGATTCAGCAACTAAAACTGAATTAGAAAACTATGAAGTAGCTCATTTTAGATTACTTTCAGATGCTAATTATTTACCATATGGTAAATCACAGATTGAAGGTACTCGTAAGATATGGAAACAATTATCTCTTATGGAAGATGCTATGATGATACATAGAATTATGAGAGCACCTGAAAAAAGAGTATTCAAGTTAGATATTGGTAATATACCACCTTCTGAAGTTGAAAACTTTATGCAGAAAACAATCAGTAAGATGAAAAGAGCACCAGTAGTTGATGAGAATACAGGTGATTACAATCTTAAATACAATATGCAAAACATAACAGAAGATTTCTTCTTACCAGTTCGTGGTGGAGATAGTGGTACACAAATAGATGCACTACCTGGCTTGACATATGAAGCTACAGAAGATATTGAGTATTTAAAAAATAAATTATTGTCATCTCTAAGAATACCAAAAGCTTTCTTAGGTTACGAAGAAGGTATAGGTTCAAAAGCTACTCTTGCCGCAGAAGATGTTCGTTTTGCTCGTACAATAGAAAGAATACAACGAATCACTATTAGTGAGTTGACTAAGATTGGTATTGTTCATTTATATGCACAAGGATATCAAGATGCAGATTTAGTAAATTTTGAGTTAGAGTTAACAAGTCCGTCTACAATATACGAACAAGAAAAGATTGAACTATGGAATAACAAAACATCATTAGCAGAATCTATGGTAAGAGATGGTTTACTTTCTACAGAGTGGATTTATAAAAACATATTTGGGTTTACAGATAAACAAATCAAAGATGAAGACGATAAGATAGTATTTGATTATAAACAAAAGTTTAGAAGACAACAAATAGAAAATGAAGGTAATGACCCCGCTAAATCAGGTGAAGCTCAAGGTACACCTTCAGATATGGCAATGGGTAGAACAGGTCATGAGTTAGACGACAAGGGAGGAGCACCAGAAGGTGGATTTGAAGGAGCTGGAAGACCTAAAGAACCTAATAAATATAGTAAAGATAGTGGAGCAAGAGGTAGAGACCCACTTGGAGCTCACGATAAGAAAAAAGGCGGTAGTGGAGCACCCAAATATGGTAGACCTTTAGCACTTTCTCACTATGATGCATTGAAAAAATCAATGAATATTACTAAAAAAGACACTAAAATCATAACAGAAGTATCGGAACTTGAAGATGAATACAAGAAAGAGGTAACTTCTGTCAATGAAGATAGTTAAAATGAATAATTATTACATAACTTTATATTTATTTATGAATAAGTACAGAAAAAATATTGGAGTATTTTGATGGCTCGTAAGTTAAAACATTCTAAAATAAAGAATACGAGTATTCTTTTTGAGGTGTTAACAAGACAAATAACTGCAGACGTATTAGCAGGAAAAGACACTAAAACCGTAAAAATTATAAAACATTTTTTCAATGAAAACACAGAGTTGGGTAAAGAACTACAACTTTATCGTGTTTTAGCAGAAAAAACATATGACTCAGCTGACAAAGCAACTCAGCTATTAGAAACAGTTATTAAATCAAGACAAAGACTTAGTAATTCTAAACTTCGTAATGAGAAGTATAATCTTATTAAACAAATAAAAGAGAATTATAATGTAACTGATTTTATGAATGTTCGTCTTCCTAACTATAAAATCTTAGCTTCTATCTATAATATATTCCAGGCTGAAACAACAACCGATGCTTTCAATCCTGAAGATGTTGTAAATTCCAAATTTACTGTACTTGAAAATATAGTTGTGAAGAAGAAATCAGTTAAAAATGATAATTTCTTGAAAGAGTATAAAGAAAAAGACAAAGATTTACGTTTACTAGCTTATCAGATACTTGTTGATAAGTTTAACACTAAATACAAGTCTTTAAATGAATCTCAAAAAGATTTATTGAAAAATTATATCAATAACATATCTAATACTAATTCTTTAAGAGAGTTTGTTGATATAGAAGTTAATAAAACCAAAAAAGAATTACAAAAACATCTACCATTAGTAGGTGATAAAATAACAAAAATTAAACTATCAGAAGCAATCAAACAAATAGAAACCTTGAAAAAAGGACAAGTGGTTACAGAAAAACAAGTGCTCAATCTTATGAGATATTATGAACTCATAAAAGAGATTAAAAATGTCCACAAGTAAACAATTTGAGTTACTTAAAAAAATAGTTAGAGAACTAATTCAACAAGAATTAGAAGAAGCTTCTGTAACTGGTAATTTAGATGGTGGCGCTGGTCCTCCAAAAACACCATATGCATTTAAATCTAAATCCAAGTCAAAAAAAGATAAAGATAAGGAAAATAGTATGTTAAAATCTATTGGGTACACAAAAGTTAATGAAGCAAAATTTCACGTAAAAACTGATTTTGGTAGTGTTATAGTCGATGCTAGTGGTAAAGGAGAGGCAATAATGAAAGTTGCTAAACATTTGAAAGTTGGTCGTAAAGGTATTATGAGTGCTAATAGAGTTGGTGATTCTAAAGCAAAACAAGTTAGTCAAAAACTTGAGAATGTAACTGAAGGTAAATACCACGATTGGAGAAATGATGAATCAATGACACCAAAACAAAAGATTGGTAAGTCAGTTAGAGAAGTTAGATATGCTTTAGATTCTTTAGATAAAACAATTAAAATGAATGTTCGTCTTAAAAATGAATTAAATATGGATTCAAGAGATTATTGGAAAACAACACATAAAGCACTCTCAAAGATTTCAGAAAGATTAGTTAAACTAGCAAATAAAGTAGGAAGTTTGAAATAATGAAACAACTTATTGTAGATTACTTACCTTTTCAGATTGCACCTGAACAAATCAGCGAATCCATTAAAGAAAACAATGGAAAGTTGATTGTCCGTGGTGTTTTACAAAGAGCTGAAGCTAAGAATCAAAATGGTAGAGTATATCCTCGTGAAACTCTTATGAGAGAAACGAAAAAATATTTAAAAGAATTTGTTAACGAAAAAAGAGCAATGGGTGAGTTAGACCATCCAGAAAGTTCAGTAGTCAACTTGGCTAATGTATCTCATAATATTAGTGAAATGCATTGGGAAGGTGATAATCTATTAGGTGAAGTTGAAGTATTAAGTACACCAAGTGGTAATATATTAAAAGAATTATTTAAATCGGGTATTAAATTAGGAATTAGTTCTCGTGGAATGGGTTCAGTAGAGACTGTAAATGAAGAAGGGGATCAAGTAGTAAAAGTACAACCTGATTTTGAACTTATTGCATTTGATTTCGTTTCAAATCCTTCTACTCATGGTGCTTTTATGTATCCTATGAATGAATCAGTAGATAATACACAACAAGGTAGAACTTGTGGTGAATACTGTAAAGTAGAATCCATCATAAATGATATTATGAGGGGATAATATAATGAAAATTTTAGAATCATATAAAAAAATAGCAAAAAGTATGTTGACAGAACATGCTTGGGATAGAAAATTTGGTGAACCACTTCCTACTTTAGATGATGTAATGAAAGAAGCTTCTCAAGATGATGAAGATTATGTTCATATAGGATATGGTAAATATAAAGATAAAGACCACGTAGATGACCCTACAGCTCCAACATTTAAAAAAGATGACTCTGGAGCATTTGTACCATCTAAAGGTGGAGATGATAAAAAAGAACCTAAAGACGATAAAGAAGAACCAAAAGGTAAAGGTCTTGAACCTGATGATTTTGAAAGAGATTTTGATGATAGTGAACCTGAAGATAAACCATTTGGCGGAGATACAGGAGCAGATGCTGATTTTGGTATGGATGATGATTGGGAAGATGATGAAGATGCTAAAGCAGCAGCTTTTGCTGATATGGAAGATGAATTTGGTGATGAAGATGAGTGGGACGAATCGGTCAAAGTAATTAACGGCAAACAATATAAAAGAATTTCCGAATCAGTAGAACCTACAGTATTTGATCCATTTAAAGAAGCAAAAAAACAACTTGGTGGTTTATATACTAGAATGAAAGGTAAATAGAGGTTATAATTGATAGAAGTTAAAGTTAAAAATAATAACGTTGAAAGAGCTTTAAGAGAATTTAAGAGAAAAGTTAAAGACTCTAAATTAATGTTAGAATTATCTGAGAAAAGTTATTATACTAAGCCGTCTGTTAAAAATAGGCGAAAAAAGTTAAGATCTAAGCTCAGAATGCGTCAAAATACAGAGAAAAACAATAATTCTTACTGATTATAGACCTTTTTATAAAAAAAGTTTATATTTATATAAAAATAAATACACTATTGGGAAAACCTTCCCATCATATAGTGTACCAATGAATATGTCGTATAATAGTTCCCAATAACTATTTTAAATCCAAAATAATATTAAATTTAGATAATTTTTATCTAAATGAAATAGGAGAAAAGTAATGGATGATCTTTTAAAAGAAGCCATTGCAGATGCAAAAGCAGTTCGTGAAACAGCTCTTGAAAACGCCAAAGTCGCTTTAGAAGAAGCTTTTACACCTCGCTTGAAATCTATGCTTTCTAAGAAAATTCAATCTGAGATTGAAGAAGAAGGTACTGAAGATGAAGTAACTGAAGATGCTGTATCTGATGAAGATGCAGACTCAGTTGACGAATCTGATGACGTGGAAGAAGAAGTAGAAGTTCAAGATGAAGGCATGTATGAAGATGATGAAGATCCTTCTGATGAAGATTCTGAAGAAGAAGCAGAAGCTGAAATGGAAGATGAAGAAGACGCTGAAGAAGAAATGGAAGAAGAAGGCGTAATCGAAATCGATGGTGTAAAATATGCACCAGTAGTTTCTGAAGAAGGCGAAGAAGAAGAAGCTGAAGAAGAAGCTCCTGAAGATGAAGAAGATATGGGTGATGATCTTGATCTAGAAGCAGTTCTGAGAGAATTAGAATCAGAATTGGAAGAAGATGAAGATGCTGATTTTACTGAAGAATCTGAAATAGATGAATCAGAGTCCGTAGAGGAAGCTGAGGAAGCTGATGAAGATGATGAAGATAAAGAAGATGTTGACGAAGAAGTTGATAAATCTTCTGGTATCGGTAAATCTGATAATCACAAAGGCGAATCTGATGAATCTTCTAAAATAGGAGTTCCAGGAAAAGCAAAACTTAAAGAATCTGAAGAATTTGAAGAAGTGATTGCTGAATCTGATGAACTTACAGAAGCCGAAGAAGAAATTGATTTAGAAGAAGTATTAAGAGCACTTCAAGAAGAAGATGAAGTAGATACTACCTCTGAAGATATGGAAAATCTTCAAACAGAACTAGACGAGCATCGCGATGTCGTAAAATATCTTCGTTCTAAGTTGAACGAAGTCAACTTACTTAATGCAAAACTTTTGTTCACTAATAAACTATTCAGGTCGTATGGTTTATCTAATGATCAGAAAATGAAAGTAGTTGAAACATTTGATAGAGCAAAGAACCTTAGAGAAGTCAAACTTGTTTACGCAACGATGGCAGAATCTTTTGTTAAAGGCTCTACCAGAGAAGAAATTGTTAAAGAATCTAAAAAGGGGTCAGCTTCAAGACCAGTTGCTAGCACGAAATCTGAAAAACAGGAACAAGAAATTCTTTCTGAATCAGATGAAATGAAGCAACGTTTTCAGAAGTTGGCTAATATCCTTTAATAAACTTGGAGAATTATTATGTCAAGTAAGGCAATAGCAGAAATTATGGATGGCTATAACCCGCATATTGAGCGTCGGAATGAAACTAAGAAGCTCGTTGAAAAGTGGGAAGCTACCGGTCTGTTAGAGGGTCTCGGGGACGAAAATAAAGTTCATACAATGGCACAGTTGCTTGAAAACCAAGCACGTCAGCTTATTGATGAATCTTCAAGAGTTGGTGGACCAGGTACGGAAGAATGGAGTGGAGTTGCACTTCCTCTAGTTAGACGTATCTTTGGTGAATTGGCAGCACAGGAATTTGTTTCTGTACAGCCTATGAACCTTCCATCAGGTCTGATTTTCTATCTAGACTTTAAATACGGTACAGCCAATCAAGGCTTTAGCGTTGGTGACGATGTTTATGGTAACACATCAGCATCTGGTGATCCTAGTGGTGGATTGTATGGCGCAGGTAAGTTCGCTTATTCAACTAATGAGCAAGAAACTGCTGCACAATCCATTCACGCATCAACTGTAGCTAGTGGTACTTATACTACTGGTTCAGTTGCAGCAAGAGATATCGATTATGAACCTAGTCTAACTATCGGAACAGCTGGTGCAGACAATGCACTTACTAAAGTAACGGTTTCTACCGCAGGTATGACTCGT